TAATTGGGGAAGTTTTTGCTCAAGTAGGAGAAACTGCAAGAGATTTAGCTGATGAGCTTAAACCTGTAATATTTAGAATTATTAATGAAATAAATGAAAGGGATTTAGCTTCTATGAATCCTACAGAATTAAAGGGGATATTAGATATTTGCTATAAGATGATAAGTCAGATTTATGGATTAGGAACACCACAAGTTACAGTAAATCACATAGAACAGCCACAGATTAAGTTTAAGTGGGATTGGGAGCAGGATGATGAGCCTGACTATTGAGGCAACTCCACCAGATCTACATTCTGGACAAATAGAAGTAATACAGGCACTAAATGAACATAGGTTTATTATTGCAGTATGTGGCAGGAGGTGGGGCAAAACAACTCTTAGTCTTGTTAGTGCCATAGATCAGGCTCTTAAAGGTTTAAAAGTTTGGATTATCTTTCCTGTATATCCACAGGCTTTAGAGTCTTGGCTTAACCTTAAATCATTAGTTAGACAACTACCAGAGGAATATGCAGAGGTAAGAGAGGTAGAGAAAAGAATAGTTTTGAAAAATGGTGGATCTATACAGATTAAATCAGCTAACAAGCCAGAAACTCTTAGGGGTGCAGGTGGTATTAGCTTAATAATCTTTGATGAGGTTGCCTATCAAGAAAAAGAAACTTGGGAAACAGTTAGACCAATATTATCTGATAGCTTGGGTAAGGCATTATTTATCTCTACTCCTAATGGGATGAATTGGTTTTATGAGCTGTTTGATAATGCTAAGAGAAGAAAAGATTGGGCAGTCTTTCATTACCCTACTGAAAATAGTCCTAGAATTAATAAAGATGAGTTAGCACAAGCTAAAGAAGAATTAGGCTCATTAGTTTATGCACAAGAGTTTTTAGCAGAGTTTACAGAGGTAGGACACATGTTTAAGAGAGAATGGTTTGCTTATTATGATGTTATTGCAGGAGAAGATCCAGAGTATGTATTTCAAGATGAGATAGTAAAGCATAGTGAGCTAAGTATCTTTGGCACAATGGACACAGCTCTAAGTATTAAGGAAACAGCAGATTACTCAGTAATAATGGCAGTAGGATCAACTCCTAGTGGTAAACTCTTAGTATTGGATATATTCAGAGATAGACTAGAAGCTCCAGAGCTACTACCTAAAATAGAATCAATGATTAGTAAATGGAACATGGCTTGGCTAGGTGTAGAGGATTCTAGTTTTGGTTTGGGTATTATTCAGATGGCTAGGAGGCAGGGTTTGCCTATTAGAAATCTTAAAGCAGATAAGTCTAAGACTGCAAGAGCAGTTCCTGCAGCAGCAGGGTGTGAAAATGGTACTATCTACTTTTTGAAAAATGCTAAATGGTTAGTAGAATTTGAAAGAGAATTAACTAGCTTTCCATCAAGTGGATCTCATGATGATCAGGTGGATGCTTTAGCTTATGCAGCTAGATTTGGTATAGTTAGAAAAACAACATGGAGTGTAACCTAATTGGGAATAGCAGATAACATTAGAGGCTTCTTTAGTCAGCAAGAAGCACAAACAGAAAAGAAATCATTTAACAACTTTCCAACATCACAGGTAGTATTTCCTTTTAATTCAGATGCAGGTTTCTTTAGTGGCACTAATCAGATGAGCCCAGAGGGCAATTCAGCAGCTTTAGCCTGTTTAAATGTTCTTGGTACTGCATTTAGTGAGCCACCACTTAAAGTTTATGTAAAAACACAAGAGGGAGAAGAGTATGTAGAGAATCATCCTGCTTCAATACTTTTAGAGAATCCTAATCCAAATATGACTGCTAATTTAATGAATAACTATATTGTTACTTCTGTTGCTGTGTATGGGGATGCTTTTATCTTAAAATTAAGGAATGATGCAGGTGCAGTTGTTCAGCTTATACCTTTACTACCAGAGATGGTTGAGGTTAAAGGTAATGATGAAAAGTTAATTACAAAGTATCAATACAAGCAAAAAGGCAACACCTTAGATATATTGCCAGAGGATATGATACACCTTAGAGAGAGAATAGATCCTAGAAATCATAGAAGAGGATTAGCTCCTCTTAGATCAGTTATGGTTGAGATTTTAGGAGATGCTGCTGCTTCACAGATGGGAGCTGCATTAGTTAAAAATACAGGTGTGCCTAGTGTTGTCATTAGTCCTAAAAATGATTTATCAATGACAAGTGATGAGGCAGAGAATATAGCTGAGGTATTTGGTAGAAGATTTGGTGGAGAGAACAGGGGTAGACCATTAGTCATTTCTGGTGGGGAAGTAGATATACAAACTCTTTCTTTTACTCCTAAAGATTTAGAACTAGGAAAACTTAGATATATTAATGAAGAGAGAATATCTGCTGTGTTAGGTGTTCCTGCAATCTTAGCAGGACTAGGGGCAGGGCTAGAGAGAGCAACATACTCTAATGCTAAAGAATTAAGAGAGTTTTTTACTGAGCAGAAGTTAATTCCTATGTGGAATCACTTTGCTAATGAGTTCACTAAACAACTTTTATTAGAGGATTTTGAAACTAATCCTGCTTACTGTTTTAAGTATGATTTATCTAATGTTAGGGCTTTAAGTCAGGATGAAGATGCAACAATGGTTAGGATTGTACAGGGTTACAATGCAGGGTTTATTACTGTTAATGAAGCAAGACAAGCTAATCAGCTACCTGCTTTAGACAATGGAGATTACTTTGTGAGGAATATGACTGTTGCAGAAGTACCTGTAGATGGATCAGAAGTAACAATGTATCATGGCACAGAGTTTGCAGCAGATGATACTGTTGAGGAAAAAGGTAAGGATGCACACATCATAACCTCAGATGGAGAAAGAGTGCATACCTCTTGGCTAGAGAAAGATGATGAGGATGAAGAGAAATCTATAGAAACTAAGGTAGATAATGTTCCAACTTACATTCAGAAAAATGCACAAAGAGGATTAGATTTACTTGAGTTTGCAGGAGATGGACTTACAGACAAAACAAAGAGAGAAGCAAGAGCTATGGCTAATGGCACTATCTCAGATAGTAAAGTAGTTAGAATGGCAGCTTGGTTTAGTAGGCATGAGGGAGATTTAGACTCAGAGGATGCTAATGCTTATCTTTCTGGAGATAAAGAGAATCCAACTAAAGGGCAAGTAGCTTGGTTGTTATGGGGTGGAGATATCTCTAAGAGCAACAAGATGAGGGCTTATAATTGGGCTAACAAAGAAGCTGAAAAGGTTAAAGAAGAGAAATCAGAGAAGTTTGATCTCTATGGTTGGGAAGAGCCAACAACTAAGTTTATTGGTTTACCTACTGTAAAAGCTATGCAAACAGATGAAGAGAAAGCTGCATATTGGAAGTCTATAGATAGCCTAAGACAAAAATGGGAAGATACATTCCAGACTGTATATGCTAAAGAACTTAACAGGCAAAGAAGAGCAATCTCTAAAGCTATTGCAGGTAGTTCAACATTAGATGCTATGCAAACAAATATAGATATAGTTATTGAAGATACTAAGTTTGATAAAGAGTTATTACCATTGTTCTATTCATTAACAGATGATTTCTCAGTTAGAACTTATGATAACTTGTTTCCTAAGAATGATGCTTTTAAGGCAGCAGATCCTGTTGATCTAGGTGTAACTGTTACAGAGGAACAAGCTATAAGAACAGTATTTGATACATTAGCTGAGTTACTTCCTGCAGGTAGAACACTTAAAAAGATAGTTGATAATGGTTTCTATAGAGGACAGAGAGAAGTGCCACCTGCTGTAGGTACAGTATTTCAAGATGGACAGTCAGCAAGTTTCTTGCAAGAAAATGCAAAGTCTGTAATGAAAGACTTAAATAATACAACAAAGAAGAGAGTATCTACCATAGTTGCCAAGGCACTAAAAGAATTTGAGGATCTAGGCATTGTTAATCCTGTTGCAGGTACACCAGAGGGAGATAAGTTTTTTAAAGAGTTATCTAAAAACATTAATACAGTTCTAGGTGGGCAATCACTAAATAGAGCTAAGACAATAGCAAGAACAGAGGTTGTTAAGGCTAGTTCTTGGAGTCAGCAGAGAGCTGCTAAGTCCACAGGTAAAAGACTTGAAAAAGAGTGGGTATCACAAAGAGATGGTGTTGTTAGAGAGGCTCATTTTATATTAGACAATCAAAGAGTTCCTGCTGATAGCTTTTATCTGTATAATGGAATCAAGTTAGATTTTCCTGCAGATCCTAAAGCTCCTGCAGCTTTGACTGTGAATTGCAGGTGTACAGAAGCATATATTGAGGTAATAGATGAATGAAGAGTTAAAAAGACCAGATAACCTATCTTTTAAGAATGCTCCTATTGAGCTAAAAGAAGATGGAGATACAAGATATATAGAGGCAGTTTTTTCATTATTTGACACTATAGATAGTGATAATGATGTAACCAAAGCTAACTCATTAAGATCAGGCTACACAGGGAACAAAGTTCCTTTAGTGTGGAATCATGATTGGAGTAAAGTCATTGGTAGAGGCATCATAGAAACAGATAATCAAAAAGCTGTGTTTAAAGGTTATTTCCTTAACACAGAAGCAGGTAAAGAGGCTTATGAAACTGTAAGGGCTATGCAAGATATGCAACAATTCAGTTATGGCTTTCAAGTGCTTAAATCATCTAAGGGAACACACATTGACTCTAAAGGAGAGGAAGTTCCTGTAAGAATGCTAGAAGATGTTAAAGTCTGGGAAGTTTCTCCTGTACTTGTAGGAGCACAACAGAACAGTTTTGTTCAAGCTCTTAAATCAGGTTTACAAACTTATGATGATGTAGATACAGAGTTTGAGGAAGTAAAACAAGAAGATGAAGAGTCTAAGTATGGTAAATGTACTTATGAAAAAGATGGCAAGTGTGCCAAAGAAAAAGATTTAAAGATTTCAAGTGAAACTGATGCAAGTGTCAGTAAATCATCCCAACAGGGTATGAGGCTTGGAGAACATGCTGTAGCTTCTCTTGAGGAGTTAAAGGCATTCACAGAGAGGATAGAGGATCTAGCTCTTCTAAGAAACTCTGAAAAAAAGACACTTAGTTCAAAATCTACAGAGATGGTAGCTAAATACTTACAGGGAGTTACTTCAATCTATAACAGGTTGGATGATGCTCTTGCAGGTTATGGCTATGATCCTGTTAAAGATGATGAACTATTCCTAGAAGTTCAACAGAACTTAATGGAAAATAATTAGAGAGGAAATATAATGGCAACATTAAAAGAACTAAGAGCAGAAAAAGCTCTTAAGTCAGAAGATTTAGCAAGTATATTTGATTCTGTAAAAGATATGTCTGAACTTTCTTCTGATCAAAAAGAAGAAATCAAGAGAAGAAATCAAGAATTAGCAGAACTTGGAGATTCAATTACTGAATTACAAGATCTTGAGGGAATGAAATCCCAAAATTCTGATATGATGGAAGCTTCTAAAAAAGTTTCTGGAATGCCTGTTTATGGAGAGCCAGAAGTAGAGGAAGCAAAATCTCTTGGACAACAATTTATAGATTCTAATGCTTATAAGTCTTTTGTTGATCATGGTATTAAGAATGTGCCTTTTGAAGCAAAAACAGATGTAACAACATCAGTTTGGACTAGAGATACAGTCTATCAGCAAGTTATTCCTGCTATAGAGCCTAATCCTAATCCTGCTTTGGACTTGGTAGATTCTATCAATACAGATCAAACAACATATTACTTCTTGCAAGAATCAGCAACAAACAATGCAGCAGAAACTGCAGAAGCTGGTGCTGCTCCAGAAGATGCTTTCAGCTACTCAGCTGTAACAGCACCTGTTAGAAAATTCATCACAACTTTGCCTATAACAGCAGAGTTGCTTGAAGATCAAGCAGGAGCAAGAGCATATTTTGATGGCAGACTTGCAAATCATGTAATGCAAAGATTAGAGAAACAATTCCTAATTGGTGGTGGTACAGCTCCAGATGTTAAAGGACTTACTCAACAAACAGGAATCAACACAATCACTTACACAGCAGGAGCTTTTCCTGCAACTGCAGGTGGTAAGTTAAGAACAATTCTTAATGGTATCAAAGATGTAGAAATCAATGGAGAATTAGCTCCAGATGCTGTTTTGATGAGTCCTGCTGCTTACAATGCTTTAGTAAGTCAGGTTGATGGCAACAATAACTTCATGTTAGGTGCTTCTGCTTTGGCAGGATCTCCTACAATCTGGGGTTTACCTGTTGTTAAATCATCACAAATTGGTGGTGCTGTTTCTACAACTATTGATGCAGTTGTTGGAAAATTTGGTGGCTCTTTAGCAGCTAACCATGTATTTAGAAGAGGAATGGAATTACAGATTTCAGACTCAGCTAAAGATGGTGATTTTGGTAAAGACATACTTACAGTAAAGGCTTCCTTAAGGTATGCTCTTGCTGTGTATAAACCACAAGCATTCACAAGAATTAATGATATTGAATAATAGTTAATTAATATGGAAAAAATACAGAGCCATAGTTTTGTTCTAAAGAATGAGATTATTGGCTCTGTGTTCCATGAGGAGAACAAAAATATGAAATTTATAGAAAAAGAAGCAGATTTTGTCTGGAAAGATAATGTAACAGGTAAATTTGCTAAAGGTAAGGATTGTCCTTTCCTAAGTGGTGTTCTTGTAGCAAGTATGGGAGATCCTATGCCTGATGTCAAGATTGATGCACCTAAGAAAAAAACAGCTAAAAAAGTAGAAAACAAAGCTGTTAAACCACAAGAAGATAAGTAACTAATAAGGAGTTAAATATTGAGTCATCAATATACAGACAAGAATGAGCTAAAAACTTGGTTAGGTATCACTGGTAGTGGACAAGATACTAACATTGATTTTGCTCTTGATGCTGCAGCTGCTGCAATAGATAATTATTGTGGTAGGCAGTTTACTATTTCTGATGTAGAAACTAGATTATTTGACTGTGAGTTTATGGATTATGCAGAAATTGATGATATTGCCACTACAACAGGTTTAGTTGTTAAAACACTAAATGCTGATGGTACAGTCAATGAAACACTAACTATAGACACAGATTTCTATGTAGCTCCTTATAACAATGACAAACTAGATCCAAAGCTACCCTTTACAAAGATAGTAATGGCTATGGAGAACTCAGGTAAAGTATTACCTACATCACACAGACAGGGATTATCAGTAACAGCTAAGTTTGGAAGTCCAATACAAGAGGGCAGCAATCCTGTTCCTGCAGCTATTGCACAGGCATCACTTATTCAAGGTGCTAGATATTGGCAAAGAAAAAACAGTCCTATGGGCTTTAGTGGTAATCCAGAAACAGGACAAGCTCCAATTATATTTCTTTCAGAGCTTGATCCAGATGTAAAAAACTTAATAAAAGGATTTAAAAAAACTACAGTAACTCTTGCATCAGGTAGACCTTATGTTGGTTTAACAGCTATAAACAACAATAGGCACTATGGTGCATGAAACTAACACTTAATGGAGCTTTAGACTTATCTAGGGCAATCAATTCACAATCTATCTGGAATAAAAGAAGTAATGATTTCTTTAACAAACTGGCTTTAGAATTAAAAGAAGATTCATTAGCAAGATTAAGCCTACCTCCATCTCCTAGATCACAAGCAGGTAGGGGCAATAAAAACACAGGTAATACTAGGAGAAGTGTGTTTACTGCAAAGCTAGGTAACACTAACAGGCTTATGATGTCTGAGGGGTTTAAATTAGCTTCTAGTAGTCCAACAGCTCCTTTTATACATGGTAAGCCTATCTTTAGAGGGTTTAGTCCTGTTAAGAAAACAAAGCCTTTCTTTCCACCTTACAAAGAGGGATCAAGTTTAGCTAAGTGGGCAAAGAGGGGAACACCTAAATTAAATCCATTCTTAGTTGCAAGAGCAATATCTAAGAGAGGCTTAAAGATGAAGCCTTTTATTGGTGGTGTTGTCTATGAAAAGCAAAAAGAAATAAAAGCAGGAGCAGAGGATATGTTAGAATCTATAGCAAGAGATATAGCTAGGAGTGTAAAATAATGGCTACCTTAACAGGCATTAGAGATGGTTTAAAAACAAATTTAGAAACAATATCAGGGTTAACTGCTTATGAGTATGTTCCTGATTGGATTGAGCCACCTATAGCATTAGTAGCTCCATTGAATAGTTTAAACTATGATTCAACAATGGCTAGAGGCTCAGATACCTATGAGATACCTATAGTGGTGTATATATCAAGAGTAGATGCACAGACTGCACAAGATGGTGTAGATGCTTACTTAGCTTCTTCTGGGGCAACCTCAGTTAAAGCAGCTATAGAAAGTGATCCTACTTTGGGTGGTGCTGCTATGTCTGTTAGAGTTATAAGTGCAACAGATTATGGAGAGTATGAAGTAACACAGGGAACTAGCTTTCTTGGTGTAACATTCAATATAGAGGTAATAGCATAATGAAAATAAAAATATTAATTGGAAGTAATTATCCAGAAAAAAATGGCAAAGAAATTAGGGTTGAAGCAGGAGAAATCTGTGATGTACCAGATAAGATTGCTAAAAGTTTGATAAAGAATAAAGCTGCAGTAAAATTTGATAGTAAAATGGCAAAAGAGGAAGAGGAATAAATGCCAACATTTAATCATGGTAAAAATGCTGTTGTACTATTAGATAATACAAATCTATCTACAACACTTACAGATGCAAGTGTATCTTTAACAGCAGATGTAGCTGAAACATCAACATTTACAGCAAGTAGCAAAACTTTTGTTTCTGGGCTTAAAGATGGAACAGCAACTCTTTCAGGTTATTTTGAGAGTTCTAGTCCAGATGCAGATGCAGAGTTTTTATCACAACTAGGTAGCTCAGGTAGTGCTTTTTCAATAGCTCCTATTGGCTACACAAGAGGCAACCCTACAGAGTTTGGTAGTGTGATTGAAACTTCTTATGATAGATCAGCAGACATTGGCTCAGTAGTTGCAGTAGCTGTAGCATTCCAATTTGATGGAGATGCTTATAATGGCAAGAGCTTATTAGCTCCAACAGCTACAACAGGATCATCTAATCAAACAGGGGTAGATTATGGAGCAGCAGGTACTAATGGTGGTGCAGGAGTGCTACATTGTACTGTAAGTTCTGGATCTCCTACATTAGATGTTAAAATACAAACAAGTGCTGATAATGTATCTTATTCTGATTATATAACTTTTACTCAGGCAACAGGTACAACATCAGAATTAAAGACAAGTGCAAGTAACCCTGCAAGATATGCTAGAGCTGTTCTAACTTTTGGTGGAACAGGTAGCATAACAGCAGCAATTAGCTTTGCACAGAAATAAATATAGAGGAGAAAGATAAATGCCAACATTTACACATGGAAAGAATGCAGCATTCAAGATTGATGATTCTGGTGGAACTTTAAGAGATATATCTAATGTTCTTACTGATGTTTCTATTTCAAGAACAGCTGATGTAGCTGAGGTTTCAGCATTTTCAAATTCTAGCAAAGCTTTTGTTAGTGGATTGAAAGATGCAACTATGACCATCTCAGGCTCTTTTGATGCAACTGTTGATGGTTACTTATCTGGAATACTTGGAGCAGAGGGATCTTTTGAGTTCTATCCAATTGGAACTACAGGAGGAAATCCTAAAGCATCAGGAGAAGCAATAATGACTTCTTATGATAGAACACCTGATATAGGTGGAGCTGTTACTTTTACAGCTGCTTTTCAAGTTTCTGGAGATGTAACTGAGGGAACTGCTTAAAATAAAACTTAAGTAATTCACAACAGAAAAGAGGTTATCTTGAAGAGGCTTAAACTAGATGATATATCTAATGCTCCTGCACTTCCTACTAAAGAAATAGAGATTTCTGAATGGGATGCAACAGTTATTGTTACAGGGTTAACTAAAGCTGATGCAGTAAAAATAAATCAACTTTCAGAGGTTGATAGTGTAAGGGATGAAGTCCTTTTTGAAAAACATTTACTACTAACAGGATTAAAAGATCCAGAGTTTGAATCAATAGAACAAGTTGAAGAGTTTTATGCTAAAGCTACACCTAATATTGTAGATAAAATCCTTATGGGGATTTATAGGTGCATGGCTTGGACTAAGGAGGATCAAGCTAATATAGCTGATCAGTTTCCAGAATAATACAGAACTAGCTTTTGAATTTAGATTAGCTATGGATTTAGGAATGACTGTTGATACTCTTAGAAAATCTTTGAGTGTGCAAGAATTTGAGTCTTGGAAGTTATACTACATAGATAAGAATAAAAAAGAGCAGAAAGCCATAACAGAGGCTAAAGCTCAATCTAAATTGAGGAGATAAAAATGGCAAGAGCCACTTTAGAGATGTTTTTAAAGCTCACAGGAGCAAATAAAACTTCACAGGGTTTAGACAAAGTTTCTAAGTCAACTAAAGAATTAGATAGAGATGTTGATAATGCAGCTAAATCTAATGCACAATTTGCTGCAGGTATGTCTGGGCTTACTAAAACAGCTATTGCAGGTGCAGCAGCTTTTGCAGCTAAACAACTTGCAGACTTTGCAATCTCTTCTATTCAAGCAGCATCAGCAGCACAAGAAGCTGCAGGAGCTTTTGGAACTACTTTTGGTGGTGCAGCAGAAAAATTAAGTACAG